ATTACAGAATCTTTAACATTTGTTAAAAATCAGTCAAAATGGAAGGCTGCAGAGGAATGGTGTAAAGATCGTGGGTATGAATTTAAAATAATAACAGAACGAGAACTCGGTATATAAGCATATAAATAATATTATGGCATCTTTAAAAGACATTTTTGATAAAAACCAATATGATTTAGGTCAAGCAGCTAAAAAATCAAAGAATTGGTTTCAACAACAGGCTAGACTATTAGGTCAACAACAAGTTACACCACAAAAAGCAATGAGAGGTGGTGATTTTACATCACGGCCTATGCCTGGTAAGTTATATATGTTCTTATATGATCCTAAACATAAAGAAACGTTACCGTATTATGATATGTTTCCTTTAGTTTTTCCTTTTTCAAAGGATTCTACAGGTTTTACAGGATTAAATATGCATTATTTACCATATCAGATGCGTATAATGTTATTACAAAGATTAATGGATTTTGCAAGTAATAAAAAGATGGATGAAACAACAAGATTAAAATATTCTTGGAGTCTGATTGACGGCGTTTCACGATATCGTTTAGCACAGCCTTGTGTTAAGAAGTATCTTGCAAATCATGTTAAAACACAATTAAAAGTTATCCCTGCAAATGACTGGGCAACAGCAATGCTACTTCCAGTTGAACAGTTTGTTGGGTCAAACAAACAAAAAGTCTGGCAAGACTCATTAAGAGGTTAATATGGCAACTGTAAATGATTTTATAGCTCAAGTTAAATCCGAAGGAATAATGCGTAACAATAGATATATTGTTACAATGCAACCACCATTAGCATTAAGACCATTATTTGGCAATGCTTCTGTTGAAAAAACGTTATTGTTTTGTGATTCAGCATCTATTCCTGGTGTTACAGTTTCTACTAGTCCTGCGCTAACATATGGTGAAATAAGAGAAATGCCATATGAAAAACTTTTTTCACCTGCTAATTTTACATTCTATGTTGATAATGCAATGGTTGTTAAACATATGTTTGATAAATGGCAAGGTTTAATTGTAGATCCAACCACAAGAAATACAGGATATTACGTTGATTATACAGTTCCAATTGATATTGCTATATTAGATGTATATAGAAATGAAAGATACATTGTAACATTGCATGAAGCATATGTAAAAGATATCGGTCAAATACAAATGGATGCTTCAAATAGAGATGTAATGAAATTAAATGTTACTATGCAATATAAGTATTGGACATCTGCTCCATCAACTACATCAATATCACATCCAGATAACAGAGGTTTCTTTGAAAAAATATTTGATGCATTTTTTGGAGATGGTCAAATTATTCCTGACGGATATTTTGGCGATTTTAATGGGTTCCAATCTCAAGCTAATAATATGACTACTCCTCAATTAGGTGGTTTAGATTTAGCAGGAGCAGCATACAAATTTTAATAAAGGTATATTATGAGTACTGATGAAAATCTGTCTAAAGTGTTCGATGTAGAACCAATGGATAAGACAGAGGTTATAAAAAATGACGGAACGGTATTACCGCCTAAGTCTAAAAAGATGGAAGAGAATATTGACTTTGATTATGATAGGTCTCGTGATAACCTTCACGGCTTATTAGTTCAAGGACAAGATGCATTAATGAATGCATTAGAGATTGCTAAACAATCTGAACACCCTAGAGCGTTTGAGGTTGTTGGTAACTTAATTAAGCAACTAGCTGATGTGAATGAACAGTTGCTTAGCCTACATGATAAGAAACAAAAGTTAGATAACCCTAAAGGTTCTGAAAAGAAAGAAGGTGTGACTAATAATAATGCTATCTTTGTAGGCAGTACAAGTGAGTTGAATAAACTACTTAGTGATTTAGATAATAAAGGAGAATAGATCATGGCTTTGCCTATGAATAATACTCCGGTTTACCAGATGGAAGTTCCATCGACCGGAAAACAAATTAATTTTAGACCATTTTTGGTTAAAGATGAGAAAGCATTATTATTAGCTCAACAATCTGAAAATCCAATGGTCATGTTAACATCATTAAAAGATGTTATTAAATCATGTGTTAAAGAAGATATTGATACTGAAACATTAGCAACATTTGATATTGAATATATTTTTACACAATTAAGAGCAAAATCTGTTGGTGAAATAATTGATTTAACTCTTAAATGTGATACATGTGAAGACCCTAAAGCTGTAGCTACTATTAATATAGATTTAACTAAATTACATGTTGATGGGTTAAAAGAGCATTCAAATAATATTAAGTTATTCGACGATGTAGGTGTTATAATGAAATATCCTACTATCGACGTTATTGAAAAAATTGATAATGTAGATGATAGTAATTTAGATGAAGTATTTAATATTATGATTGATTGTATAGATTCAATCTATAATACTGAAGAAGTATTTCATTCTAAAGAACAATCACATGAAGAAATGGTAGAGTTTTTAAATAATTTATCTAGTGATCAGTTTATGAAAATTAGACAGTTTTTTGAAACAATGCCTAGATTAAAATATGACATAGAATATAAATGTCCTGTATGTCAAAAAGAACATAAAAAAGTTTTGGAAGGACTTCAAAGTTTTTTTTAATGAATCTCTCTCATGAGAATTTGAATAATCATTATAAAACAAATTTTGCATTAATGCAGTATCATAATTATTCTTTAGCAGAAATTGAAAATATGATACCTTTTGAGAGGGAAATTTATATCGCTTTACTTATGCAGTATCTTGAAGAGGAAAAACGTAAACAAGAAAGCAAGTAATGAAAGAAATATTACAAAAATTAAGCCTACAATCTGAGAAGCAAACAAAAGCTGTTGAAGCACAGACAAAAATGAACAGCGAGATTGCGTCTAAATTGAGTAAAACTGGTTTTTCAGAAAAAGAAATGCTCGCGCAATTGAAAAAGATTGCAGCAGGAGATTATAGGAAACCACTAACAGAACAAAACAAAGCTATATTAGATGAACAAAGAGATAGAAAAGTTCATAATACAATAGCTGGAAATATTGGTGGTGCTGTTAAGCGTGGTGTAGGTGGTGCAGTTAGTGGTGTTGCTAACTTTTTAACTCCTCGTGGATTCTTAGATAAAACAGGCATTGTTAAAAAGGGTAGTGGTGGTATAATAGATCAAGCCTTTGAAGCCCGTAAAGCTCGTAATGATAGAATTAAAGCGCGGGTAATGGCAGGTGAAGTGCCTGAAGTAAAAGGTATTCTTAATAAATTAAAACAAGGCTTCCAACTAAGTGGTGAAGCGGCTAAAGAACAAAAACAAAGAAGAGAACAAGCCAAATTAGAAGATGCTGTCAGTAAAGATGAGCAGTTCATGATTGATAATGGTATTGATCCAACAATTGCCAGAAAGAAAGCTTTAGAAAAAGATGACCGTGGTAAAAAATTAAATGAACTTGCAGAATTAACAAAGACAACGGCTTTTGGCTCTAAAGAAAAAGCAAAAGCTGCCGGTGAAGAAGAAAAAGAAAAAGAAAAAGCAGACTCTAATGTAGTTACTGAAGAAGAAAGAGAACAACTTAAATTACAAGAAGGCCAAGTTGATAAGCTTACTGAAATTGCTGATAATACTAAAACTATGGCCGATGCCTTTTCTGGCAAAGCATCATCCAAATCATCAGGCGACAGCGGTGGTGGTATGTTTGGTGGAATTGGTAAAGGATTAACTGGATTAGGTAAAGGTATTGGTGGATTAACAAAAGGTGTATTATCAGGATTATCTAAAGGTATACTAGCTTTAGTTCCAGCTCTAGCTGCTCTAGCAGCTCCTCCAGTATTATTAGGTTTAGGCGCATTAACCTTAGCATTTATGGGTATTGGTAAAGCTCTTGGTTATATGGCACCGTTCATGGAAAAACTTGCTCCTGTATTACAAGATGTTGTTAAAACACTAGGCAGCGTGTTTATAGAATTTATTAAACAGATTCCTGAAATGATAGTGAGTATAGGTGGGGTAATAACTGACCTTATTAAAACAATATCTGACTCAGTCATTAACTTTATAGATAAAATAACTGAGTCTATTGAAAGACTTGCCGCATTAGATGGTGGAAATATGATGCAGGTCGGTCTAGGTCTTGCTTCTATAGGTACAGGTTTAACAGTATTTGCTGCGGGTTCAGCTGTAAATGGTCTTAAAGAATTAGTAGGAGGTTTATTAAATAAACTTACTGGTGGAAAATCAACAGTTGAGCAATTACAAGAATTAGCAGCTCTTGGTCCTGATTTAGAAAAAGCCGGTGTAGGAATGGAAAAACTTGCTAGAGGTTTAGGTGGATTCGGCAATATTGATAGTGAACAAGTTAATGAGCAAGTTGTAGCAGCAAAAGCTAAAGTAACTAATATTACATCTGGTAAAATGAGTCCTGTAACATCTTATACTAAAAACGGCCGCACATATAAATTAACAGACCAAGAAAGAATGGCATTAAGTAGTGCTGACTTAAGTGGACAAGAAATAGTAACTGGACCTAATGGAGAACAAAGATTAGTTCTTAAAGACGGTGAAAAATTAACAGCAGCAAATGGCGCTATTAGAGATGCTGAAAGACAAGCTATGAGAGAAATGATGGG